CATCGGGAGCCTGCCCGACCAGAGCATCGGCTTCGTGGTACCCCGCGGGGGTACCCAGGTGCGTGATGGAGTCGAGTGGCGCACCCGGGTGCACCTGACCGAGCTGGCCGCGGTGCCCAACGGGGCCTACGGCGAGGGTGCGTCCATCACGGGGGTGCGCGCGGTGGACCTCGGCGTGAACGGCACGCTGCCCCCGCGGGACGATTCGCTGCCTTCCGGGCCTGAGGGCGACATGACCGCGGCCGGCGATCCCGACGACAAACTCCAGCCGTGCCCGAATTGCGGCTACACCGCTGAGGTGGGACGGGAGCGCATCATCATCGCCCGGCGAGCGCTGCTGAGCCTGCCCCCGATTCTGCCGATCTAGGTTAGGATGACCGCAACGGACACCCCGCTTGAGCACCTGGCGACACCCCGGCGCAGCCGACACCCCGCCCGTGCGCATGACGACACCTCCGGTTGATGCGGTGAATGCTGTCCCCCAACGTGAAGGACGATCATGCCCAACGCCTATCTCGAACGGCTGCGCGCGCAGTACGACGCGGCCCGCACCACCGCCTCCGGTCTGCAGGAGACCGCGGCGGCCGCCAACCGGGACCTCAGTGAGGACGAGCTGCGCCAGGTCACCGAAGCGGTGGCCACCTGCCAGACGCTGCTGCCCCAGATCACCTCGCTGACCGAGCAGGAGCAGCGCAACGCCGCGGCTGGGTCGCTGGCCGCCAGCATTGAGCAGGCGCGCACCGACGCCGGGCAGACCGGCCACAACGCCAACGGCACTGCCGGGGGCGACCAGGGCGGCGCTGGTGAGCAGCGCCGTGAGGCCGAGGTGCCGCGGGAATACCTGCGCGCGCTGGAGTCCATGGGCTTTCGCCCGGGCCGCCCGGATGTGATGACTCGGGCCCGCTACTACGCACACGACCGGGACCCGGGTCACTACCGCTCCACGCTCGACGGCGGTCAGCGCTCGTTCTTCGGCGACATCTGGTCGGCGCAGCAGGGTAACGAGGAGTCGATCACCCGGCTGCGGGAGCACAATCGTGCCGCGGTCGTCACCAGCGGTGGTGGCACTGGCCTGGTCGCGCCACACTGGCTGGTGGAAGAGTTTGAGCTGATGCCCCGGCAGACCCGGTCGGTGGCCTCCAAGGTGCGCAAGATCCCGCTCGGTGGCGACCCCCGGCCGCTGACGTTGCCCAAGCAGACCAACAAGCTTCAGGTCACCGTGCAGCTGACCGAAGGGCTGAACAACCAGGACGGCTCCAACGGCGTTACCGCCAACGCGGTGGCGGGCGGCAACTCCTGGGGTACCGGTTCGTGGACCACCAACGTGGACACCGCGACCCCGAAGCCCTACAGCGCCTACGTGGACGTGTCCCGGCAGATGCTGGACATGGCCACTCCGGCGATCGACCAGCTGATCTACGGCGACTTGCAGGTCAGCTACGACCAGTCCATCGAACTGCTGGTGGTGACCACCATGGTCGCCGCGGCCAGCGTCAGCGGCGGTGTCATCGCCAACGATTCGCTGTTCACGGCGGGTACCGCGGCCGGTGCCGCGGCGGTACGCGGTGCGGTCGTCGATGGCGAGACCTACATCCTGTCCAACCGGTTCGCCGCGCCCGATCTGATGGTCGTATCCGTGACCCGGTTCGGCCAGTTCCGCAAGCTCAACGACTCCACTGGCCGTCCGCTGATGCCGATGTACAACCCGTTTAACGCGGCCGGCGAAGCGAATGCGGCCAGCCTGCTCACCGGTGCGTTCGAGGGTGTAGCCGTCGCTCCCACCACGTCCCTGGTCGAGCTGGGCAGCTACCCGCGGCCCATCGCGGTGCTGGCCGTTTCGCAGGACACGGTGCTGTTCGAGGACGCGATTCAGCAGTTCCGGTTCGAAGAGGTCGTCGGTCCGGCGGACGTGCGTCTAGGCATCTGGAACTATGCCGCGGCCATCACCCGGCACAACCCGACCGGGTCGGCCAACAGTGCGACCGGCACCGCGACCATCGCCGTGACGGCTGCCTGATCAGCATGGGCAATCGCGTGTGGCCACCCACGGTGGACGACCTCAAGGCCGATCAGACGGTCACCGTCACGGCCGATGACGCCGTGCTGGGCACCTGCCTGGACGCCGCGATTGCCCATTTCGAGGATGTCCGCGGTGGGGAGATCAACTTCACCGGGGATATCCTCGACTGCAACCCGGCCCCGACCGACACACAGTGGCTGGGCGTGCTGCGCCAGGCCGCACGCTGGGCCGACCGGCGGCGCTCGGCCGACGGGATCATCGTGGCCGGGGACCTGGGCACCACCCGGGTCCCCAGTTTCGACCCCGACATCGAGCGCATGCTCGGCCTGGGCCGCTACCGCGGGCCGGTGTTCGGATGAGCGTGATGAGCCAGATCACCGCGCTGTGGTCCTCGGTGGACGGGACCACCTTCACGGTGGGCGAATCCACGCTGACCGCGCAGGCCTACCTGGACCCGGGCGCGAACCCGCGATTGCCGGCCATCCTGTTCGGCCTGCCGACGCTGACCTACGAGGCGTACAACGACGAGCCGACCGAGTTCGTCCTGACGATCTACCTCGTGGTCAAGTCCGATGGCTACGTGATGCTGAGCATGGAGCCCTTCGCCACCGCGGTGGCGGCGGCGATCTACGACAACACCACGGACATCGTGGTGACCCAGGCGATCCCGGGCGTCGTCCAAGTGGGCGGAACCGAACTCCCGGCCTACGTGATGACTGTGGAGGCGAACTAACTTGACGGTGCACCAGAGGCGTCTCAAGATCGTGACGTTCACGATTGGCGGCACAGACTATTCCTGCCAGCTGACCAGCTGGACCCTGAGCTACGGGATCAAGACCGGCGACCGGATCTACACCTTCTGTTCCGCGGGTGAAGGCCAGAACAGCTTCATCGAAGAGACCGACGGCGAGCCGACGCTGGACCTGAAGTTCCTGTCCGACTGGACCAGCTCCGGCGTGTCGGACTACCTGGTCAACAACAACATGACCACCGCCGCGTTCCAGCTGGACCACCACCCCGACATCGTCGGTGAGCACGTCCGCTGGTCGGGCAGTCTGCAGATCCAGGCCCCCGATGTGGGCGGCGACGCGCGTGCCACCGAGGAATCGGACTGCACGCTGCCCATCATCGGCACTCCGACCTACGCCCGGATTGGGTGATCGACCATGACCTTTACCAACCTGGCCACCACGCCGATCGTCAACACGGGCGTGTCGGCCGCGCTGGCTGCGGTGGACGCGACCAACGGCAATGTGGTCGACACCGGCCGCGTGCTGTTGCACTTCAAGAACACCAACGCGTCCCCGGCCGTGGTCAGCATTAGCTCACCGGTGACGGTGCAGAACATGACGGTCGGACCGCTGGTGATCAATGTTCCGGCCACGACTGGCGAGGTGTTCGTCGGGCCGCTGGACAAGGCGGCCTTCGGACAGCCCGTAGGATCCGCCGACGCTGGCCGGGCCCACATGACCTACACCAATGCCAGTAACCTGACTTGCCAGGTGATGTCGATATGATCAGTCCCTTCAACTCCACTCCGGCCAAGGCTCCCGGCGTCATGCTGGAGTTGGAGCTGACCACCGACGACCCCGATGCCAAGCCGGTCGTACTGGCCTTGCGGATGCGCCTGGTGTTGCAGTGGGAGAAGCAGTTCGGCCGGTCCCTGGGTCAGCTGGACTCCGACACCACCAAGCTGTCCTACCTCTACGAGCTGGCCTACACGGCTGCAATCCGGCAGGCCGGGTCGATCCCGGCCGGCATGACCTTTGACCAGTTCTGCGAGACCTACGACGTGGCCCCGGTGGGCGAGGACGACGCCGGGGACCCTACCCACGCGGGAGCCTGACCCGGACTCTGGTCAACCTCGCCGTCGCCACTCAGATCCCGATGTCGGAGTGGCGGCGCGAGGTGGAACAGGATTACCGGATTCTGGCGACCGCCATTGCTATACTTCGTGATCAAGAGCGCGACATGCGCGGCACGTCCCCGGAGCCGGGTGGCTCGCCCTCACAGGGCATCCAGTACAGCGGCTGACCGGAGGAGGCGCGCATGGCCAGTAGCCGGCTCACACTCAAGATCTCCATCTCGGGTCTGAAGGAGACGCTGGCCAAGTTCTCCGAGCTGCCCAAGGACGCCTCGGCCGAGCTGCGGGTGGCCTCGCTGAAGATCTCCCAAGAGGTTGCGGCCAAGGTGCGCACCGCGGCCGGTGCCCAGGGCAGTCAGGCCGGGCTGCTGGTGCGCACGGTGAAGGCCAACAAGGACCGGGTGCCTTCGGTGTCGGCCGGTGGCTCGACCCGGCTGGGCAGCCACAAGAAGCCCGCGTACAAGTTGCTGTTCGGCTCGGAGTTCGGGGCCAAGTTCCTGCACCAGTTCAAGCCGCGCAACACCGCCGGATACTGGTTCTATCCCACGGTCACCGCGGCCATGCCGGAGATGGAAGAGCAGTGGAACCGGGCGGCCGACGCCATCGTGGCCAAGTTCAGTGAGGGCACCGTCACCGAGGAGACCCTCTGATGGCCTCCACCAACACGCGCACCATCACGATCAAGTTCGCGGGCAGCACCAAGGGCCTCACCGCGGCGGCCGCCGAGGCGGGCATCGCGCTGAAGACCGTCAGCTCGGCAGCATCCAAGCAGTCCAGCGGCCTGAAGGACTTCAGCAACGCCCTGTCCGAGATGTCCGACAAGGTCTCGGCGATGGCGGCCTTCGCCCGGCCGGTGGCCGCGTTCACCTCGGCGCTCTCGGCGGTCAACGTCATCGTGCCCGCGATCATCGCCATGTCCGGCGCGCTGGGCCTGCTCCCCGGCGCGATTGGTGTCGCGGCCGGGGCCATGCTGGTGCTCAAGCTGGGCAGCGCCGGGATCACCGCGGCGTTCAAGGGCGTGGCCACCACAGCCGAGAAGTCGGTCTCGGCGACGTTCCAGAAGAGCCTGGCCCCGGCGGCCAAGAACGTCTCGGCCGTGCTGGCCGCCATCACGCCGAACGCCAACGAGGTTGCCAAGGCGATGTCGGGCGTCGTGGTCAGCGTGACCGGTATGGCCCGGTCCGCCGATGGGGTCAGCCTGCTGCGCTCCATCATGGACTCCACCCGCACCACGGTGGCCAACCTTGGCGCAGCGATGGCGCCACTGATCCATGCGCTGCTGGAGATCATCTCAGTCGGGGCGCAGGCCTTCGCCGGCCTGACCGCGGGTGTCGGCGGGTTCGCGCAGTCCTTTGACGCCAAGATCACGGCGGCGGCTCAGAACGGCAGTCTGCGCGCGTGGATCGACAACGGCATCGCCAAGGTGGAGGAGCTGTCCCGCAAGGCGATCAGCGCCTTTCAGCAGATCTTCGCCGCGCTCAAGCCGTTCACCACGGTCCGGGTGACGATCTTCCAGACCTTCGGCCCGGCACTGCTGGCCATCGTGCAGGCCATCGGCAACTTCGTGGCCGCACACCCGACGCTGGGCAACTGGATCGTCGGAGTGGCCATCGGGCTCAACGTGCTGGCCCCGGCGATCAAGCTCGTGTCGGCCGCGTTCTCGCTCTTGTCCGGCGGTCCGATCGGCCTGATCATCGCGGCGATCGCGCTGCTGGTGGCTGGGTTTATCTACCTGTGGAATACCAGCTCTGGATTCCGGAACTTCTGGATCGGCGCGTGGAAAGACCTGCAGGCCGTGGTGTCGGTGGTGGTGGCCTGGTTCCAGGCCTACGTCTGGCCGATCCTGCAGACGATCTTCGCTGCGCTGCTGACCGCGGTGCGCACGATCGTCAGCTGGTTCCAGGTGACCTTCCTGCCGACCTGGCGCACGGTCTGGACCGCAGTCACCGGCGCGTTCCAGGCGTTCATCGTCGCCTTCCAGGCCCTGTGGAACTCCGGCCTCGGCGCGTTCATTCAGGTCGCGCTGGCCGTGCTGGGCACGGTGATCAAGGTCGGCTGGGATCTCATTGTCGGCATCTTCACTGTGGCCTGGGATATCGTGAAGACCGTCGTTACTGTGGCCTGGGATCTGATCGTCGGGATCATCACTGGCGCGTTCAATATCATCAAGGGCATTTTCGAGGTCATCGGCGGCATCCTCACCGGTAACTGGTCGCTGGTGTGGCATGGCATTCAGGACATCGTCGGTGGTGCCTGGGACGTGATCCGGGGCATCATCTCGGCGCTGGGTGCTGCGTTCTCCGGGCTGGGTCACGTCATCGGTGACGTGTTCTCCACCATCGGCCACGTCATCGGCGACATCGTCGGTGGAGTCATCAGCACCTTGAAGGCCGTCATCGGTGTGATCAACGACGTGGTGGACGCGGTGTCCCGGCTGCTGGGCGCCAGCGCCTCGGCCAGCTCCGCGGGCAACGCCATCAACAGGGCGTCCGGTAGCGTGGCCCAGAACCGCGCTCGCGCCTCCGGCGGCCCGGTCAGCGCCGGGCGCACCTACCTGGTTGGTGAGCGCGGCCCAGAGCTTCTCGTGCCCCAGCGCGCGGGCACCGTCATCCCGGCCAGCCAGACCGCGGGCATCCTCGGATCTGCCGGGGGCTTCGGCGGCGACCTGCACCTGACGCTGGACCTCGGCGCGGGCATCACGCAGCGAATCAAGATCAGCAACAAGGAAC